AAAGGCTGTGGCGGTGAAGGAGGAGATGGAGTGGTGGAACGACTGACACAGCGACTTAGAACTGGTGAGGTTCTTATGGCGTCAGATTACGAGGAGAAATACACGGAACACGAGTGGATCAGTGTGCTGCAAGACCGCCTCGCCGCCTACGAGGACACGGGGCTGACGCCGAGAGACATCAAGGAATTGCTTGACGTGGCTGGGTCGAAAACAAACAAGGTTTTGCGGCTCAAAGAAGAATTGCACACCCTTGGTGGAACGCTGCCGCAAATCGCATTTATTGTACTGAAGCTATGCGGTGTTATCAACTGGTCGTGGCTGTGGGTGCTGTTACCCATGTGGATCGGATTTGCGCTGTGGCTGCTGGCTGTGGTGATTTTTTCCATCGTAAAAGCGAAGGAATGGAGGGATGATGAATGAGCCGTTTTACTGAAACTGCTGTGGGAAGCACGGGATATGTGGCCGCGCAGGGTTATGCACCGCCGAAGGGGAACACGGTGGAGATCAGCGGATATAGCTCCGCAGACTTTTGCGGATACCGCCTGCCATGTGGACTGTGCCTGATGATGGAAAAGCCGTGCCCCATGCAGCGGGTGACACACAACGAAGTGACTTGCTCAAACACGGAGGAGAAGTAAATGGATGCTGTGAAGTTTATTGAAGGACTTAGAAGAATGATAGCTTCGGAAAGCAATAGGACCACAATGTATCAGATGAAGGAGGAAAAGTAAATGATCGACAAATTGATGAAGAAGTACGGGTACGAAAAGACCGACGAAAACAGGTACGGCGCCTACTACAAGAAGCGTGAACCGCAGGGGTATGATCACATCGTCTGCGTCATCAGCAAAGCCAGCGGCAAACATCTCATGCAGAGCTACGATGCCCAAACGATTAAGGCGAACAACGCTTTCATTAACCAGACTGCTGGGGTAGAGATTCCCATTCTACTGCTGATGTGGCTGAAGGCGAAGCGGATGGCACGGAAGTACCACTGGAACCAAAGAAAACCGGACGTGCCGGAGGTGGAGTGATGGAAAATTTGTTGCAAGACATCGCCAGCGGGCTGTGGATCGTGATAGGCATTCAAGTCCTTGTCTGGTTGAAGCACTGGAACAAGAAGTTCAGTGACCTGTATGATGAGCTGGAAGAGGAGATGAAGTGATGTCCGGAAACATGGACGACTATTGGAGCAACGAAATCAAATCGTATGATGGTCAGTGGGGTACTGGCCCTGATGATAAGCACGATTTGTGGAAGTGGAGAGAGTTCGTGAAGATGTCAAGAATTTTGAACGCCGAGATTAAATGCAAGGTGAGAATGGAGGGCTAACAATGGCTGAATACATTGATCGAGCGGTGTGTCTGTCAATTTTGCGTGCAAAAGCAAACATGGCGGTTTTAATGGGAGCTGCCCCGTATTTTGAAAAAGCGGCGCAGATGTTGGAGAAGCTACCCGCCGCTGACGTGGCAGAGGTGGTGCGGTGTAAGGACTGCAAGCACTACGACCTGGGCGTATGCCTGAAAATCTACTCGGACGGAAACGCACATCCAGAGGCGTGGCAGAGCCGCAAGCCTGACGACTTCTGTTCCTACGGAGAGAGAAAGGAGGTGGCAGACAATAACTGAATACATAAGCCGCAAGGCGGCAATCGCTTATATCCGTGAGCGATCGGAAGAATGCCAAAAAGCGTTTGAAGAGCTTGGCGGGGAAAGCGGAATCTACGCAGACGCCTATAACGATTTGGCGGAGGACTTTCACAGCATTCCCGCCGCTGACGTTGCCCCGGTGGTACGCTGTAAGGAGTGCGAACACGCCGAACGGTATGAGCGGACAGATGGAACCGTAGGCTATTACTGCGGACACCCGCAAAACACCTTCACCTATGGGGAGCGCTGGGATCGTGTATTCAAACCGGTAAAAGAACCGGACGGATTTTGCAGCAGAGGCGAGAGAAAGGACGGCGGCGATGCAGAGCGGTGATACCGTGCGTGCGAGGTTTATGACGCTTCCAGACTTATTCCCAGGTAAGGGGTGCGAAGAAAAGAAATTCCCTATACGCAAAGGCACGGTGGTGTATGTGCATCCGAAGGGGCGGTACATTGTGGCGGAGTGCGGCGGGGTGCGGGAGACATTCTTCCCGGAGGAGGTGCTGACATGAGCGAATTCCCGGAACGGCTGAGAAAGCTGCGGGAGAGAAAGAGACTGAAGCGGTATGTGCTGTCGGAGCGCTGCGGGCTGAATTCGGACGCCATACGCCGGTATGAGCTGGGGACGGCGAAGCCGACGATGGATGCGCTGAAAAGCATAGCGGATGAATTTGGGGTGTCGGTAGACTATCTGATGGGCAGGACGGACTATCCCTGTGTGGTAGATATTGCCGAAAAATAATTTTTGAAAATTCCACTTAAAAGTGGAAAAATTGAAAAAACGCACTTTATCATGGGAGATGCAGGGGCAAACTCTGCATCTCCCATTCTTTTTCTTTTCCCCCTTCTTTTCCTGATGGGCGGGGCTTCGGATCCGCCCGGATGGAGCAATATGCGGGCACATGTACCAAGGTGGCGACGCGGTCTCCAAAACCGTGTGTGGTGGGTTCAATGCACAACTGTCCGTGCCATAGGCGTGACCTCTTGCCTCGCAGCCGCACGGAGCGTAAGCCTGCGGAAGTGGTCTTTCCTGTGCGCTGTACGAAAGCGGCAGGACGAATAATAATTATTTGGCTGGCTCCGGCTATGAATGAAGAAACGGATGCGACCGACGTACCGGCGCAGGGCTGAAAAGTCCGTGGTTGGTCTGGGTACCACCGTGCTTGAGAGAAATCCGAGGCGTGGATGTGGTGTGGTGGCGGTTGTCTTAGTACAAAGCCGCTGTGTAGGACAGTATTGATGCGTGGTGGTACCCGACTAATTGTGTAAAACAACAGGCGATGCGCTGGCAGACCGCTGCATGGGATGCGTCTCAAATAGTCTGCTTACTGCAAAGGATTTCGCCGTGGTGGATGCTATGTATGCTTGCGGGGCACATAGCTCACGGCGGGAACATATTAGGTGAGGCGAAAGCCGGGTACAGACGTGCCAATGACAAAGGCCAGTGGTGGGAGGCCGGTGCGTCAGACAAAGCGAGGTGATAACATGGCTGCGCGTCTGACAGACCGGCAGAAAAAGAAAATACTGGCGGACTATGTGCAGACGAACAACTATTGCGGCACAGCAAAAATCAACGGCGTGTCAGCAACGACCGTCAAGAACCTTGTACGGGCGAATGCCGACATTGTGGAAAAGTGCGAACAAAAAAAGGAAGAGAATACCGCCGATGTGATGGAGTACATGAACGACCACAAAGACCTTGTGTGTTCGTTCATCGGCAAGGGACTTGAAATGCTCAACGACCCGGAGAAACTGGCAGCGGCAAATCTCAGCCAAATCACAACGGCGATGGGAACGCTGATCGACAAGTGGGCGATGATCGGCGGGAGTCCTGCCGACACGGTGAGGGAAGACGCACTTAGTCAGAGCCTAAAGGAAATGGCAAAGGAGCTTGAGAGCGATGAGTAAAATGTCAATTAGGGTAATCTTTAAATGCGGTGCAGAATTTACGATTAAATGCGATAAATTCGCACTTGAGAAAACCGCACTTGGAGAAGTAACATCTTATGACATAAGCGGAATTGCAGAAAATAAACCTATTTATCTGGACTTTAACCAAGTTGCGGCGATTGTAAGGATTTGTTCTGACGAAAATGATTAGCCAAAAACAAAAGAAAATCCTTGCTTTCCCATATTCCAGCTATGATGCGCTAATCTGCGACGGCGCTGTGCGTTCCGGCAAAACCTCCATCATGATGTGGGCGTTTGTCCGCTGGGCGATGGAGAATTTCAGCGGTCAGCGTTTCGGCGTGTGTGGGCGTACGGTGGATAGCTGCACAAAGAACATCATCGTGCCGTTTATGGCGATGAGTTTTGCCAAAGAGCGCTATATCATTCGTTGGCGGCGTGGCGACAAGGTAATGGAAGTGCGGCGCGGCGCCGTGACGAATTATTTTGAGGTGTTCGGCGGCAAGGATGAGGCAAGCTATACGTTGATTCAAGGCCGCACGCTGGCGGGTGTGTTGCTGGACGAAGTGGTGCTGATGCCGCGCTCGTTTGTGGAACAGGCGCTTGCACGCTGCTCTGTGGACGGGGCAAAGCTGTGGTTCTCCTGTAACCCCGGCAGTCCGCATCACTGGTTTTATCAGGAGTGGATTAAGCGACACCGCGAACGGAACACGCTATATCTCCACTTCGAAATGACTGACAACCCCGGCTTGAGTGCAAGAACGCTCGAGCGTTACGCGAATATGTACGCCGGTATCTTTTATGATCGATATGTGCGCGGTTTGTGGGTAGCGGCGGAGGGCGTTGTCTACAAGGATTTTGCAAACGACACCGAAAAGTATTTGATCGATGATCCTTTAAAATGGGCAGAGGAACAGGAGACGAAATTCTCTGTTATTTCCATTGGCGTTGACTTTGGCGGCACGAAATCCGCAACGAAGTTTCAGGCGACCGGAATTACAAAAGATTATCGTGTGGTCGCGCTGGAAGAAGAATACATCAAAACCGAAGAGATTGACCCTGACGCGCTGAATCGGCGCTTTGCTACGTTCTGCCAAATGGTTACGGCAAAGTACGGATATAGCCAGACGCGGGCAGACAGCGCGGAAACGGTGCTGATTCGCGGGTTAGATCATACCGCGCAGAAAATGCACCTCGGGACGCAGGTAAAGAACGCAATGAAACTGCAAATCACAGATAGGATCAGGCTCGTGGTGCTGCTGATGAAGCAGGGGCGTTTTAAGGTTTCGCGCAACTGCCCCCATCTGATCGATGCGCTGCAAACTGCGATTTATGATCCTGATAAGTTTGAGGACGAGCGCCTTGACGATGGAACGTCCGATATTGATAGTTTGGACGCATTTGAATACAGCATAGAGCCTTATTACAAAGACCTGGAACGTGCCGGTCATATGATGGGACGGTGAAAGAGTGAATATTCGCAGAGCATTAAAGGAATTAGGCTTTGATACGGTCGATAGTAAGTTTTACTCGCTGATTGATGTATGGAAATCATGGTATGACGGCGATGTAAAAGACTTCCACAGTTATACGGTGTGGAATGGCATCGAAGAACTGGAATGCCATAGGTATTCCGTCAACATGGGCAAGAAAGTCTGCGAGGACTGGGCAAACCTGCTGATGAATGAGCGCGTGAATATCACGCTTGAGGGCAAGAAGGAGCAGGAATTTGTAGATGCGGTTCTTGCTGATAATAACTGGGAAGTAAAATCCAATGAATTGCAGGAGCGGAAATCCGCGGTTGGTACCGTTGCTTATGTTCCAATCATGGAGGATATGAGCGTTGACCCTGATACAGCAGAGATCGCTAACCCCGGAAGAATTCATATCAACTATGTAACCGCTGCAAACATCTACCCGCTGACGTGGGACAATGGCATTATTCGTGAGTGCGCTTTCGCATGGACAAAACGAGTTGATGATGCGGAATACACTTACATTCAGGTGCATCGGCTGAACGGCGGCGAATACGACATTGAAAACTACCTGTACGACGCGGAGGAAGTGCCGCTAACAAGTGTGCGGGGCTTTGAAGCAATCCCCCCTGTTGTCCGCACAGGAAGCGCCAAGCCGCAGTTTGTCATTGACCGCCTGAACATTGCGAACTCTGATGAAGATAACCCTATGGGCGTTGCAGTGTTCGCTTCCGCCATCGACCAGCTCAAAAGCGTTGATATTACATACGATAGTTATGTGAATGAGTTTGTGCTGGGAAAAAAGCGCATCGTGGTACAGCCGGAAGCAACCAAGGACATCAATGGTAGGCCAGTCTTTGATAAGCGCGAAACGGTTTACTACGTTCTACCGGAAGATCGCGCATCTGATGGAAACATTTTGCAGCAGGTCGATATGACGCTGCGCACAGCAGAGTTTAACACCGGTATGCAAGATATGCTCAATATATTGTCGAGCAAATGCGGATTTGGCGAGAATCATTACAAATTCGATCAGACAAGCATTGCCACGGCTACACAGGTCATTAGCGAAAACAGTACTATGTTCCGCACTATCAAGAAGCATGAAATTTTGCTCGAGCAAGCGATTACGGAGCTGTGTCGCATCCTGCTTCGATTGGGCAATCGCTACATGGACGCAGGACTTGATGAGGAAGTCGAAATTTCCATTGACTTTGATGACAGCATCATTGAGGACAAGCAGACCGACTTTTCCCGCGATATGCAGCTTCTCAGCGCTGGCATCATGAATGACTGGGAGTTCCGCATGAAGTGGATGAACGAGGACGAGGCGACCGCAAAGGCGGCGCTACCAAAGATGCAGGACATGACCACGGAGCAGCAACAGGAGGTGGAGTAATGGGCTATGGAGAAAACCCAGGTACTTTTTTGGTAAACATTGGCACAGATGAAAACCCTAATTGGGTAGTTTTGGGCCATGTAAGATGAGCAAGTATCCATTCCCCCCTGAACTGCTGGATGCCATGCCGGAAGAACTGGCAGAGCTGTACCGTGGTCTTGAGGACGCACTTCTGATGGAGATATGCTCCCGGCTCAAGCTGCGGGATGAGCTGAACGAAATTACGGTGCAGGACATCAAGGCGCTGCGGGCACATGGCATCGATCTGAAAGAGATTGAAAAGGCCATACGCCAGACCACCGGCATCAGCGAAAAAAAGCTGAATGAGCTGATAGACGATGTGGTGAAGCGCAACCAAAAGTATTACACCGAGGTCATAGACCTTGCCCGTGTAACACAGCCTGACGTGCTGGTGAATGCGACCACCATTGACGCAATCAGACGGCAGACGCAGGACGTGTTCCGCAACATCACCGCATCAATGGGCTTTTTGGTAGACGCGGGGCGCACAATGCTCCCCCCGGCAAAGGCTTACCAGTGGGCGTTAGACGCGGCTACGTTGAAAGTAGAAAGCGGGGCTATCTCTTATGGGCAAGCCATCAAAGACGCAGTTAGGCAGCTTGCAAGCGGTGGCCTGCGCGTGATTGACTATGAGAGCGGACACCGTGACCATGTAGACGTAGCTGCCCGCCGTGCAGTAATGACAGGTGTATCGCAGTTGTGCGGTAAGTACACGGAGCAAGCGGCGGAATATCTGGAAACGCCGTATTATGAAGTGTCTGCCCACGCCGGGGCGCGTGATGTACCAGGGCGGTCGCCGTGGGCATCGCACAAGGAGTGGCAAGGCAAAGTGTATTCCACCCGCAGCGGCGACATCTACCCGAATATCTACGAGGTGTGCGGGCTGGGGGCTGTGGATGGGCTGGAAGGAGTCAACTGCCGTCACCGCCGCAACGTTTGGGTTGAGGGCGTAAGTGAGCGCACCTACACCGATGAGCAGCTTTCCCACATTGATGATGGACTTGGCTGTACGTTTGATGGCAAGACCTATACGGCATACGAAGCCACGCAGGAGCAGCGCAAGGTGGAGCGAACCATACGCAAGCTAAAGCGCGAAAAGGCGGCGTACAGTGCCGCAGGGCTGACAGACGAAGAACAGGCAGTGAATATCAAACTGCGCCGCCTGAATGCAAAGTACAAGGCGTTCAGTAAGGCGGCGGGTCTGCCGGAGCAGCGGGAAAGGATGAAGGTGCTGTATGAGAATTAAAGCAAGAAGTTACGAAGGAATTGTGCTTGAACTTGACGGAGATGTGCGAGTGCTGCGTGATTACACCCGCGAGATTGTGCGCGTGATCAAGTATCAGGTTGTAATTCTGTGTGATGATGGCGCAAAAGTTGAGCTTACAGATGTAGCCCCAAAAGAAATTGAGGTAGTCAATGAACCGTGATGAAATTGTACAGGCTATCGAAGCCATTTTGAAGCGCGGCAACAACGCAGAAGTGCGGCGAAAAGGCGACGGTGTTATCGTGCTGGAAGTCCAAAAGAAAATCAAATATCAATCCTCGGTGTAATCGGGCACCGGGAAGGGCAATAGGAGCCAACTACCGAGTTTTCCTCGGTGGTTGGCTCTTTTGTTTTAAGTAAAACCCGCGAAGCACAGCGGTTTTTATACAACGTTCGCCCCCGAAGAATTGGGGCCAAAGAAAAGGAGAACGAATAACATGGCGAAATTTACGAGAGCGGAAATCAGAAATATTCTCGGCGACGCTTGCACAGAAGAGATCGAAAATCGCTTGGTTGCGCTGCATCTGGGCGTGGTCGACCCCCTCAAGGACGATCTCACGAAGTACAAGGCGGACGCGGAGAAGCTGCCAAGCGTCCAGAAGCAGTTGGACGACCTCAAGGCGGCAGGTGACGGCGGTTATAAGGAGAAGTACGAGAAGGAACACTCGGCTTTTGAAGCCTTTAAGACCGACATCACAGAAAAGGAAAGCAAGGCGGCAAAGGAAAAGGCTGTCCGTGCTTACTTTGAGAGCAAAAACATCACCGGCGCGAATCTCGACCTTGCTATGCGAGGCTGCGGCGAGGAAATGGCCGCATTGGAGCTGGACGGGGAAAAAATCAAGGACACCAAGTCTCTTGATGCACTCGTAGACGGCACTTACAAGGGGCTTGTCTCCAAGCAGACCGTTCGCGTCGACACTGGTGCGCGCTTTAACGGTGGCGGGAAGCCGATGACAAAGGACGAGATCATGCAAATCACTGACAGAGCGGAGCGGCGCGCTGCAATCGCCGCAAATATGGATTTGTTTAGAAAGGAAGAATAAAAATGGCTGCTGATCCTAAGCTCATTAAGAAAGCTGACCTCGCGCGTGTGCGCGAAATCGAATTTACCGAAATGTTTGGCTATTCCATCAAGAAGCTGATGGAGGCTCTGGGCGTTACCCGAAAGATTTCCAAGCAGGCGGGCACTGTGCTCAAGAGCTACAAGGCCACTGGCACGCTGGAGAGCGGCGCTGTTGCTGAGGGTGAGACCATTCCCCTCAGCAAGTACAAGACCGAAGCCGTGAACTACAAGGAGATTACGCTCAAGAAGTGGCGCAAGGCCACCTCCGCCGAAGCAATCACCGATCGCGGCTACGATCAGGCGGTAGAAATGACCACCGACGAAATGCTCAAGGACGTCCAGAAGGGTATTCGTAAAGACTTTTTCGACTTCCTCGCAACCGGCACGGGCACGGCGTCCGGCGCGACCTTCCAGGCGACCTTGGCTCAGGCATGGGGCCAGCTGCAGGTGCTGTTTGAAGATGACGAAATCGGTGCGGTGTATTTCCTGAACCCGCTGGATGTTGCTGACTACCTCGCAAGCGCAAACATTACCTTGCAGACCGCGTTCGGAATGACTTACGTTGAGAACTTCCTCGGCCTTGGCACCGTGATTCTCAATTCCAGCGTTCCCAAGGGCAAGATTTACGCCACCGCCAAGGACAACATTGTCCTGTACTACATTCCTGTGAACGGCGCTGATCTTGGCGAGGTGTTCGATTTCACCACCGATGCCACCGGCTATATCGGTATCCATGAGGAGCCCGATTACACCAACATGACCGCATCTGACACCGTTATCAACGGCATGGCTCTTTTCGCTGAGCGTATCGACGGTGTGGTGGTCGGCTCCATCACTCCGGCGGTGGGGGGCTAACTGAACTGCTGAATAAGCCTGACCCTGACATCACCGTTTTCACCGACATGACAAAAGCACAAATGCTTAAGTATGCCGATGAAAACGGGGTGGAAGGGGTCAGCAGTTCGATGAAAAAGGCTGAAATTCTCGCAGTTTTGGAAGGAGCTGACTCACATGACATACGCTGATTACGACTATTACTCCGGGACCTATTTGGGCACCGTGAGCGAGGAGGATTTTCCGCGTCTGGCTGTACGAGCCAGCTCCTTCCTCGATTACTACACGCAGAACCGGGCAAAAGATAACGCTGATATGGACGCTGTAAAAATGTGCTGCTGTGCACTTGTGGACAAGTATCAGCTGATCGAAGCCGCGCAGCAGCTTGCCGCAACCAAACTGACGAACGCGGCGACCGGCGATGACGTGAAAAGCGAAACGGTAGGCGGGTACTCCAGGACGCTGGCCAGCGGCGGTGAAGCTGCCTCGTCCGCACTAAGCGCTACAGACGGTGCGAAGAAACTGCTGGCGGCGACCTGTAACGAGTATCTGGCACATACCGGTCTGCTGTATCGGGGAGGGGGGTGCTGTGGTTGTACGCGCCCCACACTATAACGGTCTACAATGCCGTGCAGGAGACTGACCCGGCGACTTTTGAGGAAATCACAAAGCTGTATGTGACCATCCTGCGCGGTGTTATGCTGCAAGCCAGCAAGGCGGTAAACGTCCGAGAAAGCGGCCTTGAGAGCGCGGACGCGGTAAACCTGTACATTCCGTTCTCTGTGGAAGCGGTGGACGGCACGACAGGCAAGGCCAAAACTTACGCGCCCCCGCAGGCGTTTCTTGCGGCGGCGGACAAGTCCGGGCTGTGGACGCTGTCTGTGAACGGTAACGGCGGGCTGACGTTCTTTGTGAAAGGAGAGTTTGTCACAGACAAAGAGGACGTGGCTATGGCACAGGACGGCTGCTACAACGTGACCAAAGTGGACGAGAAAGATTTTGGCAGCGTGGACATGAGACACTGGGAAGTCGGAGGGGCATGAGATGTCGCTCAAGTTCTCTGTTGACGTGTCCGGCATGGACGAGGTAAAGCGGCAGATTGCAAGGGCCTGTGACCGCGCTGAAAGCGCTTTAGCGCAACAGGTGATGAAAGATACCACCCCATTTGTGCCTGCGCTTACAGGCTCTCTGACGCAGAGAACGCGGGTGGTTGGAAACGAGGTCATTTATCCCAGCCCATACGCCCGGTTTCTGTACTACGGTAAGGTGATGGTAGACCCGGCGACCGGCAGCACATACGCGCCCAAAGGCGGGCACAAGGTGACAACAGACCGAAATCTTGTATTTAACACAACAATGCATCCGCAGGCACAGGCGCATTGGTTCGACGCTTCAAAAGCGCAGAACATGGAGAAGTGGGTGCGGGTGGCAGATAAGGCGGTGAAGAAATTTGGAAAAGATTAAAAAGGCCGTGTCAGCGGCGGAAGAGGATCAGGTATCGCGCAAGTTGCTTGTGTGGCTGAACACATACCCGAAGCTGCCAGTCGACCTTATCCGCTTTGAGTTTCTTCCCGCCGACACTTCCGCTATGGCGATGTCGACCATTCAGGCGGCTTACATCGTGCGGAAGTATATCACCGGCGGTTATGTGGCGGAGTATCAGTTCAAGATAATCTACCGAGTGAAGCCGGGGAACAGCAACGACAAACGGCTCAAGGCTGACGAACTGTTGAACGCTATCGGAGATTGGGCAAATGGTCAGAAGCCCGACATCGGAGATGACAAGCGCGTTATCAGCATGGAGCCGACCACGCGATCTTCCCTGTTTGCCATGTATGAAAACGGGGACGAAGATCACCAAATCCTTATGAAACTGAATTACGAGGTGAATGTATAATGGCAGATTTAGAATTTAACACCACGGCGGGCCAGACCATTGACCGCGAACTGCTTATTGCGTACCTGAACACCGGAACTGCATCCGCCCCCGTGTGGAGCGCTATCGGTAAGCGCGTTGAGGACAGCAGCGAGGAAATGGACTGGAGCACCGACACCAAGCAGGACATTTTGGGCCACACCTTTACGACCATGAAAAAGCCCACCATCACGCAGACTTTTGATCCCATCCCCTTGGACGCGGGCGACGCTGCGGCGGTGAAAATGTGGAACCTGTCCGTCAAAGACCAGGATGCCCAGGCGCTGGCAAATCAGGACATGATGATCGGCCACTTCTACGCCACCAGCGGCGAGGCGATGTTTGCGGAGCGCTACGACGCTTGCGCTATTGCCATCACCGGCATCGGCGGCGAGGGCGGCGGCACCCTGAATATCACCAGCGAAATCACCTACGGCGGCACTCGCACTGTGGGTACTGTGAAGAAGGGTATCAGCGGCGCTATTGAGTTTACTGCGGCCTAAATAAAGGGGCGGGCAACCGCCCCTGTTTTGGAGGGAACATATGAAGGAATTGACAATCACCACCGGCGTACAGGAATACCACCTGAATGACAAATGCACGGTGTATTTTAATCCCAGCGATCCGGCGTTTGCTGACAAGCTTTACACAGCATTTGACGCGCTGAAAAAGAAGCAGGATGCGCGGGACGATAACGTAGAAAAAATGAGCGCCCGCGAAATGTTTGACTGGCTCCGAAATATGGACGCCGAAATGCGCGAGACTATTGACGGGGTGTTTGAGCAGCCGGTGTGTGCGCCGCTGTTTGGCAACGTGAGCGTTTACGCTATCGCGGACGGTGCGCCGCTGTGGATGAACCTGATGGTTGCCATCATGGATGAGCTGGACGAGGGGATTAAGCGTGAAAAGGCTTTTCACAGTGAGAAGCTTGCAAAGTATACGGCCAAATACCACAGATGATGTACGACCTTCCGACAAGCCTTGAGGTGTGTGGAACGGAATACGCAATAGAAACGGATTTCCGCGTGATACTGGACATATTCTCGGTGCTGTCTGCTGTGGAACTAACAAACGAAGAAAAGTGCTTTGGCGTGTTGGGAATGTTTTACCCCGGTTTTTTCACGATGCCTGGGGAGCACATGGAAGAAGCGATAAAACAGTGCTTTTGGTTTATCAACGGAGGGAATGCGGACGCGCAAAAAAAATCAACCAAGTTGATGGATTGGGAACAGGACTTCCGCCTGCTCATCGCCCCCATCAACCGCATAGCGGGGCAGGAAGTGCGGGCGCTGCCGTATCTGCACTGGTGGACGTTCCTTTCGTACTACGGAGAAATCGGGGATTGCTACTTTGCACAGATCGTGCGTATACGCGATCTGAAAGCAAAAGGAAAGCTGAAAGACAAAGCCGACAGGGAGTTTTACCGCAGAAACCGCGACGCTATTGACATCAAGCGGCGATACTCGGAGGCTGAGGAAGAAGTCATTAAGGGCTGGACGTAAAAAAGCCGCCCCGGAGGGCGGCTGCGTAGCGGTCATTGATTTGCAATAAATGTAATGTCGTTTCCAGACCAAAAATCCGGGGTAAATCTGATTTCAAGTGTTTTCCAATCTGCTGGGACTTCGTAGCCTATTACGCCGGACATCTTTTTCCCTGATGCAACAGTACCGTCCAGCTGACCTTTGTCTGCGGCCAACGTACCGGTCATGCTCATGTTTGTGGAGTAGTCATCGACATACGCTTCAAAAGACATTATAGAGCTTATGGAAATATCTTTGCTGGATTTGTTTTCAATGGCAAATTCGCAAAATAGAAACACGTTGCCGCTGTCTGGTGTGTAAAAACCTTCTCCGCTTGATTGGGTGCAAGACACAAATGTGACTTCAATGTCTTTAAGAGATACAACGTCACCAACTGCAAATTCCGTTTTCTGCGGAGCAGTTGATCCGTTTCCGCCTTTTGCGTCTGTATCTCCCACCTTTTCTGGGGAATTCCCACCAAGCGCGGTGCCAATAATGCCGATAGCAATAAACACAGCTATAACGATCAGCACGACCGGCTTTTTCTGTTTGGCCCCGCAGGCGGGGCATACTTTCGCGGATTTTGCAATATCTGCGCCACAGGTCTTACACTTAGTCATTTTATCCATTTTCTTCCACCCTCCAAGAAGTTTTTTGTGGTTTGTTTATAGTACCACATAAATACCATAAAAGCAAGTAGGTGATTGTATGGCAAACGCGGACGGCTCCGTTATCATCAAGGCCGAAATTGACGATAAGCAGGCGCAGAAAGAACTCAATGCGCTGGAAAAGAAAATAGAAGCGCTGCAGGAAAAACTCACCAACAAGAAATCCGCGCGAGATACTTTGTTTAACCAAGCCAACAACTTAGGCGCACAGCTTGACGACGCAAAGGCCAAGCTGGCGCAGATGAAGGGCGGCGGCGAGTTCTTCACCAGTGATGCTATCAAGCAGCAGGAGGCAGCTGTAGCGTCTATGGAAAAAGAATGGAACGCCATGAATGACAAACTGGACAAGCAGAACGCCGCTATTCGCGAGGGCGAAGCGGAGCTTGACCGAATGAAAGCAAAGGCCGGTGAGTTAGGTAAGCAACTTGGCAATACCGGCAAGAACGCAGGAAAGATACAAGAAGGGTTAGACAAAGCATCCCAGGGCATGGAGGCGTTCACAAAGCGCGTAAAAATGCTGGCAAAGCGGGCGCTGGTCTTTACCATCATTGCCCGTGCGTTGGCGGCNGCAGCTCAAGGGTGCGCTGCTGACGCTGGCACAGCCGCTTGTGCAGATCATTATCCCGGCGTTTACGGCGCTGGTTAAGGTACTGGCTACGGTGGTTTCGTTTATCGCAAATATTGTATCCGCCCTATTTGGAACAACGGCAAAAGAAAGCGCCAATGCGGCAAAATCCCTGAATGACCAGAAAAACGCATATAAAGGCGTGGGCGGCGCTGCAAAGTCTGCCAGTAAGCAGCTTGCGTCGTTTGATGAGATCAACAAGTTAAGCGGTGAAAGCGGCGGCGGGTCCGGTATTATTCTACCGGAGTTCAGCACGGCGGCAAATTTCGCATTTCTTGATAAAATCGCGGACAAGCTCAAGAAGATCGGGCAGGACATTGTAAACCTGTTTAAGGATGTCACCGGGTTTATCGGCAACGTATTCTCCGGTGATTGGGGCGCGGCGCTGGACAACATCATCAACTTTGTAAACCACGCCCGTATTTTGCTGGCCGATTTGCTGGATTTTGTGGGGTATATCTTTGGAGCAATCATAGACACCATCATAGAAAAGTGCGGCCTTGCCGGTACTCCGGTAGGAGATATGTTGACAGGGATCAAGGACATTGTGCAGGGAGCGTTGGGCCTTATTTCCGGCATCCTTACGCTTGACTTGGAGAAAATGAAGCAGTCGGTTATCCAAATGCTTACCGGCGTAAAGACATTTGTGCTTGGCATTTTTGACTGGTTCAAACTGGGGCTGACAAGTTTGCTTGACTGGCTTGACGAAAGCACAAACGGTAGGTTCCATGAATTGATAGAGCTGGCGAAAACTTACGTCAATGACGTAGTCGAGGGCATGAAACAGATTTTCAGTGGCCTTATTGAGTTTCTGACCGGCGTGTTTACGCTGGACTGGAAAAAAGCGTGGGAAGGTATCAAAGAAATCTTCCGGGGCATCTGGAATACTATCGTCGGCGTTTTGGAGGCGGCTGTAAACCTCATCATCAAGGGTATCAACTGGCTTATTGACCAGTTGAACAAGATACACTTTGAAATACCGGATTGGGTGCCGGGTATCGGCGGTAAATCTTTCGGCATCAATATTTCCCATGTAAACGAGCTTAAAATCCCCCGTTTGGCACAGGGCGCGGTCATTCCTCCGAACCGGGAGTTTATGGCAGTGCTTGGCGATCAGAAATCCGGGACGAACATTGAAACGCCCCTTGCTACGATGGTGCAGGCGTTCAAGCAAGCGCTTGCGGAAAGCGGGTATGGAGGAAACAACGAGGCCGTGTTGGTGCTGGACAAGGACGTGCTTGGCAAGGTCGTGTACCGGCTGAACAAGGCGGAGGGTACGCGTATCGGCGTAAATCTGTCGGAGGTGCAGGGATGAACTACATCAAACTGAACGGCATTTCCTTTGACGCTGACGTTGCCATCTCCAAGTACAACCGAAACTTTAACGTGCTGGACGGCGAAAACGCAGGGCGCGTAATGACGGGCCGCATGGTGCGTGACATCATCGGGACATACCTTGGTCACAAACTGACGGTTTTTCGGCGCGGCGACAACTACAAGGGACTGGACGATTTCTGGAACTACCTGTACAAACACAGCGTGGATGACTCCGTTATGCTGGAAGCGGCAGACGGCCAGACCACCATTGCTTATGAAGCGTATTACACCAGCGCGTCGCAGGACTTGGAGAAGGGCGATGGGGGCGTGAACTATTGGGGCGAGATCGAGGTGAACTTCGTCCCGATGGACGCGCAACTCCGCCCCTGAGAGGTGGACTATGTCGAAAACGACTATTCTGTACAAGGACATAGCCCCCGGCGCAGCGGATGACGCGACTGTGGTCGCCACCGGCGGCACAGGAGACCTCACCCAAATTCCGCACGGCGCAGCGCCAGGGAAGATTATCACGCTGGAACGGAGCCGCTGGGTGCTGGACGGCACCTTTGATGGCGTGTACGCGGAGGACAAGGTAGGCTTTTGGTCTACGGAGGTTTCCGGGGACAGCGGAGAGTTTACCAACCCGCCAAAAATCACCATGACGTTTACACAGCAGTATTCCAGCATGGGCATCCAGCTTACCTTTGACGAGGACACAGGAGAGTATTGCAGCGAGGTAGAAATCTCGTGGTATCAGGGTGCGGTGCTGCGGCGGGCGCAGTCGTTCCAGCCTAACAACGTGGTGTACTTCTGCGATTGCAGGGTAGAGAGCTTTGACAAGGTGGAGGTCACGCTGAAAAAGACCGTAGTCCCCCATCGGCGGGCGCGTGTTAATGAGATCGTGCTGGGCGTGGTGCGTAAATTCGGGATGAACGAAATACGCAACGCATCCATCGTAAACCAGGCGAACGAAGCCGCCGTAGAGCTGCCGGTGTCCACGCTAAACTGGACGCTTGACAGCCTGAAAGATGTGGATTACCTGTTCCAGCTGAAACAGCCGGTGGAGGTGTGGAACGACAACCGGCATCTGGGGACATACTACATTAACAACTCGTCACGCACGTCCGCAAACGTGTATGTGATAGAGTGCCAGGACGCGCTTGGAGTGCTTGAATACACGCCGTTCAGCGGAGGTGCATACCTTGATGGAGTGAGTGCAAAAACGCTCTTAGAAACGCTTGCAAAGCCCTTTGAGGTGGAGTATGAGAGCGATGTGGAGGACACAACACTAACAGGCGTTATTGTTAAGGGCACCAACCGCAGCGCCATTCAGCAAATCATATTTGCATGGGGCGTCTGTCTGGCAACAGACGGCGGGAACAAGCTTCGGGTATTCAACCAGCCCACAAAGCCTATTCTTATTCCACGCGGGCGGACGTTCGTCGGATCTTCCGTTGCAACCGGCGCGGTGGTCACAAAGGTAAACGTGACGGCGCATAGCTATGTAGAAGCCAGCAACGGCAACGTGACCATCAATGGGGTCAAGTACAAAGACACCCGGACGGTGTACAGTGCCATCAACCCCAACGTGACCGCATCCGACCGGGAGAACGTAAAGGAAGTCACGGCGGCAACTCTTGTATCTGATGAGATTGGACAGGCGGTGGCGGACCGGCTGTACAAGTATTATTCGCTGCGTGACACGAACACGGCGACCGTGGTATACGGTGGCGAGAAGCTGGGCGACTGCGTAAGCATTTACACGCCGTGGGGCCTGCTGACCACAGGCAATCTTCACAAGATGGAGATAAAACTGTCCAACACGGTTGTGTACAACGCGGAAGTCACAGGCGCGTGGATCATCAGCCCGTACTTCTATTACAGCAACGACCTGTTCTCCGGGGAGGTGTAACCGATGGCGGAATATACAGCACAGGTGCCGAAGATAGCGGCGGCTGTACTGCTGCCGAACCCGGCGACCATCAACGGCAAGGTAAAGCTACAGGTAACGGTAATAGAGGAAACCGTCATTGTGTACCCCAGTTACTACTACAGCGGCGATCTATATGCGGGCGAAAGCCCCCATACGCCGTACCCGCGTGTACCACAAGCATATCATTTCTTTTGCGGCGATATTTACGCCGGGGAGGTATAAATGGCAATCAAGACAGTAAAAGCGACGATCAACGGCCAGACATACGACCTGACGCTGAACTCCGCAAGCGGCAAATGGGAAGCGACCATTACCGCTCCGGGGAAAACATCGTACAATCTGGCAGGCGGCTACTACAACGTATCCGTCGAAGCAACAAACGAAGCGGGCACAAAGGGCAGCGCGGACGCATCTACCGTAGACGGCCTGAAGCTGGTGGTAAAGGAGACTGTGGCACCTGTTATCACCATCGTGTCCCCCACGGCTGGCGCGTATGTGGCGAACAGCAAACAGCCGGTGGTATTCAACATCACGGATGAAACCGGCGGTTCTGGCGTGGACATCAGCACATTGGTAGTCAAGCAGGACGGCACGGCTGTAGCGGCGGCGAACATCACGCACACGGCTATTACCAATGGCTACAGCGTGACCTACACGCCGTCTGCGGCACTGAGCGACGGAAGCCACACCGTGACCATCAACTGCAAAGACCACGACGGAAACGCGGCTGCGGAGAAGTCCACGACCTACACCGTGGATACTGTTCCTCCGACGCTGAACGTAACATCTCCTGCGGACGGCCTTATTACGGCGGCTTCTTCTGTCACTGTGGCCGGTACTACCAACGATGCAACGTCCTCTCCCGTGGTCATTACCATCTCCCTGAACGGAACGGATCAGGGTACAATCCCTGTGGGCACCGGCGGTACTTTCTCCAAGGTGGTTACGCTGAAAGAGGGCAGCAACACCATCATCGTCAAGGCAAAAGACGCGGCAGGGAAGGAAAGCTCCGTCACCCGGACAGTCACGCTGGACACGTCTGTGCCGAAGATCAAAGCGGCGACCATTACGCCTAACCCGGTCGACACCGGTAAGACGATGGTCATTAGTGTTACCATTGAGTGAGAGGTGATAGCTTGAGCAGAGATATTCGCGTATCGCTCCCCGCCGCCATCGTCTACGTGTCCGGTTCGGTCAACGGCAAGGATTACGTGTGGACACTGGACGGCGAAGCGTGGAAAGCCACGGTAGACCGTGCTTCGGATGAAAAGTACGCCGTATCTTTGACGGCTATCAATGCGGCGGGCACAAGCGCCAGTTACCAGTTTACCCTTAACTACGGTATGCTGTCCCTTATTACGGACAGAACGCAAGCAGACGTGGATGGCGTGATAGCCGCGCTCAGTCGGATAGAGGCTGGGCGCGGCACCCCGGTGGACGTGCTTCTCCTGAGTGACAACAAGGGGTCGTACAACTACACCGATTTGAACCGCGTTGCGGGAGCTGTGCTGTATGTGGCGGAGGAGTTAGCGGCCAGCGGGTACAGCGTGACGGTAACGGCAAAGCAAGGGTGGACGGAAACGGACATTCCCACGCAGGCGGACATCGACCAGTACCTCGCGGACATCGCAGAAATACGCAATGCGCTGCCTGTGCCTGCCGACGCCCCGGAGGTGCCGACAATGCCGCTGGACTATCGAAAGGCCAACGACATTGAAAGTATCCTCATACTGGTAGACCAGCTTGTGCAGAACATAGCCAAGTCGTGGTTTTACTCGGGAGACTTGTACTCCAACGAAATCAAATAATAAACGTTACTCCCGGCCAATCGGGGCACGGGAAAGGGCAATAGGAGCCGACTATGGGAACGTAGTCGGCTCCATCTTTTTTGGAAAGGAGCAGATATGCAGGACAGAATTTCCCTTTATCCTGGCCGCGTCAAGCTCACGCCTGTTTCCGGGCAGGACAACGTGTACGACATGACCCGGCAGGACAACCCCACCACGGAGGGCACACCGCTGAACAAGTCCACGCTGCTGACGGACGAGGTGGCGGAAACGCTTGGGCTTGACCCGGCAACGGCTACGCCCTCTCAGGCCATCAACGCCGTGGCAGGCAAGGCAACGGACAAGAAACTATCGCTGACGCTGGCGGCGGCAAGCTGGACAGGGAGCGCAAGCCCCTACACCCAGGGCGTGACCATCACAGGCGGAACGGCCACCAGTCAGGCGGACATTCAGGCAGACGCAACGGCGATACAGCAGATGTTGGACGACAGCACCAACGCCATCTACATCAAGAACGAGAACGGGACGTTCACCGCCGTGGCTGTGGGCGAGAAACCCACCGCTGACCTGATCGTTCAGGTGACGGTGTACGAAGTAAAGGAGGTAAGCTAACGATGGTTATTATCGGTAAATCGCAAATTGCGGGGGGGGGGTGGTGTAGCACCGGATATTGATTTCGAGTATTCCGGGCAGTACATCCGCCGCGCAGAGGACAACGTTGTGGAGTTTTTGTCTACCGGCGTGCTGACCATCAAGAAGGACGTGTACACGGACCTGTTTCTTGTGGGCGGCGGCGGTGGAGGCGCACAAAACGGCCATCTATCAGCTTTATGTAACGGTGGGGGTGGTGGAGGCTACACAAAGACGGTTTTGAATACCCTACTTCGAAAAGGCACTTATAACATAGTTATTGGGGCTGGTGGCACAGGGGGGTCGACAAAAACTGGAGCGAGCTCCACAGACGGAGGGACAACATCTATCACTGGATCCGATGGGTTTTTTACAGCATCGGAGGGTGGAAAACACGCATCAACCAGTACCAGGGCAGGTGGCAACGGCGGCTCTGGNTGCGAATAGTGTCAGTCGTGCACCTGGCGGGGGCGGTGGTTCTGATGGTGCTTCCGGTGCCAATGGCGGTGGCGCAGGCGGAACCGGACAGAGCACAACTACAAGGGAGTTTGGCGAGACTACCGGGAAATTGTATTCCGGCGGCGGCGGTGGTGGCGCTACATACGACGACGGATATAATGCAGACTCCGGAGCCGGTGGCGCAGGCGGCGGTGGCAATGGTGCAAAATTCCGTGGTTCTGCTGGGGACGGAACTCCTAATACTGGTGGAGGCGGAGGCGGTGGTTTTAATTACGCCCATTCTCCCAGCGACAGTACCTCGGGCGGAAGCGGCGGCAGCGGCATCGTGTGCATAAGGCTACACAAAGAATAAACACGGCCTCCGTTTCGGAGGTCGGGAACGGAGGTTTATATGGCAATTACAGGCAGAGCGGTGACAGCAGGGGGCGGCGGAATTGCCAATCGGCTGGATTTCACCTACACGGGCGGTACATTCAATGAGCGTACCGCAGACGGTGTAGTGGAGTTTTTGGAAACCGGCATCCTGACGATGAAGAAGGACACGTATGTGGATGTGTTTATGGTTGGCGGTGGTGCCGGTGGTGTGACTGTTGGATTATCCAACAGCGGCGGAGCCGGAGGAAGCGGTGGATGCACAAGAACTATCGTAAATGCTTTGCTGCGAAAAGGGGTGGCATACCAAGTTGTTATTGGTGCCGGGGGCACCGGAGGCGGCAACTCCGGCGGTGAGACTTCGGCTTTTGGATATACGGTTTCAGGTGGAACTGTTGCCGCCGGGGGTTCTGGAGGCGGAAAAGGAGGCGTCGCCGCAACCGGGCAGGTGAACGCCGGAAATGGCGGGTCAAACGGATCGGATGGTGGGAGTGTCGAATCTCCGACAACCGGAAGCCCCGGAAAAGGACAAGGCGCTACCACGCGAGAATTTGGCGAAGCAACCGGTAAGCTGTATGCCGGCGGCGGTGGCGGCGGCGCGGGAAAATACGGAGACATTGGAACTTCGGGAGCTGGTGGTGAAGGGGGCGGCGCAAAAGGTAATTCTACAACTGACGCTACGGCCAATACCGGCGGCGGAGGAGGTGGCGGGAAAGGATATTATGATAGTTCCAGTCCCGGCGGTCAAGGAACTGCGGGCGGCAGCGGTATCGTGTGTATCCGCCTGCACCAAGACGACCCCACTGAGAACGTGCTGAGTGGAACGTGGAGGTTTAATGACACACTTACCATGCCAAGCACTTTGTTTACAGAGAACTTCGATTATGACGGGACATTTGCCTATGCTGGTTCCAACTTTTATACCGTGATGGGCGCAAGAGCATTCTCTACCACAACCGATCTGTGCTTTGGGCATAACTCCGGTGATTTGTCGACAAATTATGTACAGGTATATGACTTTACACATAACATGTGGAGGCAAGCAACAGCAAAAACCATAAAATTCTGGAACCGCTATCAAGTAGTTTCCCCGGAGTTCTACGCATGGTTCACCGCAAACGCCACCAAGATTTCGGATTAAGGAGCGTGATTAAGTGAGATACGCATTGGTTGAAAACGGTGTTGTTACAAACATCATCGAAATGGACAAGCGGAACGAGCAGTTCTTCCCCTCCGCCGTGTACACCGGTGACAGGCCGGTGGGTATGGGGGACACGTACACGGAGGGCAAGTTCTACCGTGACGGCAAAGAGGTGCTGACGGCACTAGAGGAAGCCAACAACGAGATAGACAGCCTGACGCAGCAGCTGGGCGAGGCTGTGGAAACCATCTATCAGGCGGATATGGAGGTTATCGGATGAGCATGATTATCGGTAAAGCGTTAATTGCGGGGGGGGGGGTACTGTTGACCGGTTAGATTTTACCTATACGGGGCAGTACAACGAGCGCCTTGAGGACGGCGTTGTGGAATTTCTGACCACGGGCGTGTTGAAGTTCAAGAAGGAAGCAGCCATTGATGCATTTTTATGCGGAGGTGGCGCAGGAGGTAGTCCTGGAGCCGGTTCGTCAGTAAGCGACGGGCCTGGAGGCAAAGGCGGCTCTGGAGGCAAGACCGCGACCTTGCTAAACATAACGCCGAGAGCGCACACGGAATATCAGATAGTAATCGGCGCAGGAGGAACTTCTGGAAATCAGGGCGGAGATACGTCTGCGTTTGGCTCGACCGCTAATGGAGGAACTTCTACTGCTGGAGGTTCGGGCGGAGGTGGAGAAGGCGCAAGAGCTAATGCGGCTTCCTATAGGAATGCGGGTAACGGCGGAAGTGACGGAGCAAATGGAGATAACGGCGGCTATGCTGCAAACACTGGCGGAACTGGACAGGGCACCACTACCCGCGAGTTTGGCGAAACCACCGGCAAATTGTACGCTGGAGGCGGTGGCGGAGGACGCGGGGCATTGAATGGGTCCCAAGGTTATAGCGGGTCAGCGGGGGATGAAACTGCTGGTGCTGGAGGGGGCGGTGATGCACCCCTTGCAAACAGAGGCGGCGGCGGTGGCGGTGGTAACCCCGGTCATTCTGGCGGCTCCGGCGGCAGCGGCATCGTATGCATCCGGCTGCACAAGGAAGCGTAACAACAAACTGAAAGGAGAACGACTATGTACAACATTATGACGAAGCTTATCAACAAGCGGTTTTACAAGACCCGTGAGGAGGCACAGCAGAAGTGCGACGTGTTTTACGCCGTGGGGCGCATCACGGACGAGCAGTACACGGACCTGTGTGCGCTGATCGAGAGCGTGTACGCAGAATAAGGGGCGGGGAGAATTACTCCCCCCGCCGAATGTAGGCTTCCTCGGCATCGAGCTGTGCCTGTTTGAGCGCAGCAACGGCCTTTTCAAGCTGGGCAATGGCGTCGGTGACGGCGTTGAACAGGGTGAAATACTCGGGCATGGGAACACCTCCTTTCTGTAAGCAGGATAGCACAAGAGGCGTGTCAGAAACGGTCGAAGGGTGTCGAGGGTGC